GGATTCAGACGTGCCTATAACGCTTGTAAATTACGATTACAGCTACGAAGACCCAACGACCGGGGATATTTACCAAGTCGACAAAACAACGGGTCAGATGCGAAATATAAGCGCAATGGACCGCTGGTCAAGTGTGATAGATGAGGACGGACTTCTGGTCGGTTCTTTTTCTTTTGACACGACTGATAAGGCGGTCCTTGCCGGACAGGCCAGAGCCGAGCTTCAGAAGCGTAGTGTTCCTGCTGTCAATTATGAGGTCGACTTTGCAAACCTTCCTGAGGATGTACAGCTCGGAGATCGCGTCAACGTCATTGATGATGCCGGGGAGTTATACCTTGAAGCAAGGATACTCAAAATCGAAACGAGTGAAGCCAACGGAATTCACAAAGCTACGCTTGGAGAATATCTGCTCAGGACATCAGGCATCTCTGACAGGGTGGCACAACTTGCATCTGACCTTGCAAGCCAAAGAGCAACAGATGTGGCGATACAAAACCAGATGCAGGTCATCACCGATACTGTAGACGCTATGTTCACGCTTGAAGTCGAAAGCAATGTAGTGCTTGAACAAGCAACGCTTACTGCAAGGCTTCTTAAGGGCAACAAGGATGTAAAGACAGATTATGACCCGAACTGGTTTAAGTGGATACTTCGGTCTGAAAAAGGCGAAAGGCTTTTAGGCAGGGGCTATACACTTACAGTAGACATGGGCATCATCGGTTATGCGTCAACCATACTGTGCAGGTTTATCAGACCGCAGTTATACGATTTGACAGACCACAACCTTGTAGCGATCACAGACCAAAATTTAGACGCTATACAGGTTTCTTTTGCAGGTATATACAATCAGCCTGTTGTCACAAGAAGGTCGCTTAAATCAAAGAAAAATGCCCTTCGTAGTATACCTACAGTTGAAGTGGGTGACCCTACAGTATCAAGAGAGGTCAACCTGTATGAGCGTGGCACAGTTAATGAAACTGTACAACGCTTCTGGGTAACGGAAGAAGGCGAAGATGCAGGTGCGCACATCACCGAAGTTACCAAAGAAGAATTTGAAGCAGACCCACAAGGCGGTAACCTACTTGCAAGGTCGAATGGTATAGCAATAAGGGACGGACTGACAGAACTGGCATCTTTCGGAGCTGACGCTACGCAGATAGGCGCAAGCGGCGCAACGCATGGCGTGTTTTCATCTAACTTCATTAACTTCGTTACTGAAAACGATGATCCCATACTTGTCGCAGGTAAACTGCCAAACAATCAGTACGGTCTTTACTTAGGCACAGACAGCCCATCACATACTGGTGTAACACTTAATACATTTCCAGATGACGGCTCGTCACGATGCAACTTGACAGCGAGGTCAGAGCCAAACACTCAATATGGCAACAATGACGCTTCGCTGTCACTTGAAGCATATTTACTGCCAAGTGGTGAGAAATATCACTACTTGACAATAAGCGCAAGTGCTACTGGGTGGAATGGCATACAGGCATCAACCAATATTACTGTAAATTCTGATGAACGCCTAAAGAAAGACTTTGAAGGTGCAGAAAAGGTCAGCGACTTGATAATGCATATCAAGCCGATAGTCTACTCGTGGAAAGACGAAAGAACGAACCAGAGGCATCTCGGCTTCAAGGCACAGGATGTAAGACAGGCGTTAAGAGCCGTAGCTGACGATGCAGACGACTACGCTCTTGTAAGTGAAGGCAAAGACGGCTATCTTAACCTGTCTTATTCTGAACTGATACCGCTTTTAGTAGCGCAGATACAAAAGCAGAACAAACGCATCGAAGAACTGGAAAGGAAGGTGAATGATGCAAATACATGAACTTGACACCTATACAGGCACACCATCGGACAGCGATTTTCTTGCTGTCGATGATGGCACAGAGACATTTAAAGTGCCAATGACATCTGTGGGTGTGTCACAGAAAATGGTGGATGTACTGCCTACGCTTGTGGTTGAAGTGAGCAGTTTTTCATCCCTGCCACAGACAGTAACCAATGCCAATATAACAAGCGATATGGTAGTGGTCAATTCCGTGCTTGGCACACCATCAGCACAGACAGGCGATTGGACAGTAACCACGGCAAATGGATCACTTACCATCGCAGGTGACATAAGTGGGTCAACCACATTGACGCTATATCTGATGAAATCAAGATAAGGAGGACATCATGAAACGCAGTAATTTCAACACCTTCACGATGTGTGGGGGGGGGCTACAGAAATATAGAATCTTCCCTCGACAGACTTCTGGAAGGAGGTCTGAGGTAAGGCGCGATTGGGCGCAAAGATTGGTTAGAATTAATACGGAGGTGAGTCTCCGTGGGTAAAACTATAATACAGCCAAAGGTTGAAATTGAGGAGCAGGCAATAGCAGGGGTTCTATTTCACAGAGAAGGCGATATTGTTTATGTCGCATCAAATAGAACAGTCTCGATGAATGCGGGAGTATACACCTATCTTTGCGAAGTTCCAACGGAATTCAGACCGAGAGCAGCACGCTTCGTTTATTGTGTTTCAGGTAACAGCGCAGATGTGCGCTGTCTGCTAAGAGTACAGACAAACGGACAAGTAGATGTATATAGCTCAGCGACGGTTTCGAATTCTACTCTCTTCTTAAGCGGCTCATATATTATCTAATCAATCAGCCAAGCCGAGAACCTATTTCACATACATAATGGGTGGTTAAATAACGCATAGAAAGGACAACAATGTTTTTCATCGGCTTTATTATCGGAGCGTTTATCGGAATAATACTTACCTGCCTTTGCGTGGTAAGTGGAAAGGACAACAAATGAACATCGACTTTGAAACATATCTAATACCTATTATCACGGTCGGCTGTATGTGTGTCGGCTTCGTCATGAAGAAATGGCTACCGACAGATGACAAATGGATTCCAACTGTTCTGCTGGTAATCGGAGCCTTATCGGGGCTCATTTTATTTGGCGTTGATTATGAGGGCATAGTCAAAGGTATGGTATCCGGACTTGCGGCTGTCGGATTACATCAAGTGTTCAAACAGCATATGAAGCTTGATGAGCAGAAAACATTTAACACGGATTCTTTTGAGGAGATGGTGGACTATGAAGATACGAACGACTTGTCCGAAGAATAACAAATATTACATAAGGAAAGTTACAGGCGGTCTTAACGGAGCCGTTGCCGGCAATCCGACACAGAGGTATGCAAATGTACTCGACAACTGCGTAGGCTATGCTAACGGCAGATTCAATGAATCCATAAACGACCCGGACCTTAAAGGAATCGTCAAGGCTTTCAAGTATCAGCTCGTGTGTGATGCTGAGGACTTTATCGAGAGCGCAAAAAGACAGGGCTTGAATATAAGCTCCTCTCCGATTGAGGGCGGTATTATGGTCTGGCAGAAGGGCAGAACACTCAGCCCAAGTGACGGAGCTGGACATGTAGCATTTGTTGAGCGTGTGTATGATGACGGCTCAATCATGACATCTGAGAGCGGTTGGGCAAGCTGGGCATTCAAAACTGTACGCAGAGACAACAAGAACGGTAGATGGGGGCAGAATTCAAACTACAAGTTCAGAGGCTGTATCATCAACCCGTCTATCAAAGACCCAAAGGTTGTTCCGGTCCCTCCGCTTACAGTAGATGGCATCGGCGGTGCTTGTACAGTAAGAGCGATGCAGAGATTCTTTGACACTCCACAGGACGGAGTTATCTCTGGGCAGAACAGAGTACAGTCTAAATTCTATCCGTCTCTCACTGCTGTTGAGTACGGAAAGGGCGGTTCTATCTGCATAAAGAAACTTCAGAAGTGGTGCGGAGCATCTGCTGACGGAGTGCTCGGAGAGAATACCGTTAAAGCATGGCAGAAAAAGCTGAAGGCAGAAGGCTATTATAACGGTGGCATTGACGGAGTGTTCGGAAAAGGCTCAATGAAAGCATGGCAGACCTTCCTCAACGACAAGCTGTTTAAGACGGAGACAACACCACAAGCGCCAGAGGGAAAGCCGTCTACTCCCAGCACAGACGAAGGGAACGCTCCATATAAGGTAATCGATGTATCCGACTGGCAGAGCAAGATTGATTGGGCGAAGGTCAAGGCAGATGGAGTAGTCGGTGCGATCATCAGATATGCTGACGGCACCACACTTGACAAGAGGTTTACCGAAAACATGGTAAACGCTAAAGCGGCAGGACTCCATGTAGGATCATACATCTTCTCAAGAGCTAAGACAAAGGCTGAGGCTGAGGCTGAGGCTGAGAGGCTGTTCAATGCTTGCAAGCCATATGACCTTGATATGCCTTTGTACATAGACCTTGAGGTTGCTTCTCTATCAAAGTATGCCGACACTGTGGCACCAGCATTCCTAAACAAGATGAAGGCTCTTGGTGGCAGAGGCGGAGTATATGCAAACCTTAACTGGTGGAATCACTATCTTACAGGCACAGCAAAGAACTACAGCGCATCTCCGTTCTGGATCGCACAGTATAATGACACAATGGACTATAAGCCAGCGGATCGAATGGGCATGTGGCAGTACACATCTTCCGGCAAGGTAGACGGCATCAACGGAAAAGTTGATATGGATAAATGCTATGTAGCTTACTGGAATACACACCAGAAGAATTCAAAGGCTGAAGAGATAGTCGCTCATGCAAAGGAATATGCATATCCGGAAGGCACTAAGGCCTCAGAGTATGACTACCCAAAAGGCAGTGCAAAACCTGCTTATGTATCGGCCTTGAAGGAGTATATGGGCAAGACTGCAAAGATAAGCCAGACGGACTGCGGATATTTTGTCAGCACTTGCGTCAGGGCAAGCGGATTATCATCGACATTCCTTGCGCTGCCGGCCAAAGCGTCAAATCCTTACCCTTCTGTACCAAGTACCATGAGCATAGTACATAAGGGTTCTCTTGATGGATTCGCATTAAAGGCAGGAGATATAATAAGATATAGAAAGGAAGGCGGCCAGCATACTGTCCTGTATATCGGTGGCGGCCGCATCGCACACGCATCAAGAAAGCACGCATTCCCAA